GAAACCCGCGCCGAAGCTGCCGGTAGCGGTGTTGTTAAACGAGCCGACCCAATTGAAAGAGGATACCGCGTCTGTGCGAACCTCGAGTTTATAATTCGGGGAAACAGTGCCGATACCGACGTCACCAGCTGCGGCAATGCGCATACGCTCTGTCGTGCCGTTGGTTTGAAACGCGATGAAGGAGGAAGCGATACTGAAGGGGAGAAACGCCGACGTGCCGCGGTTGTAAGACTGAAGATTTACGTAACCCGCATTGCTGGGCGATACCTCCAGACCAAAACCGTCAGTCGCCGCGACATGTAATCTAGAAGCTGGCGTGGCTGTACCTATGCCGACGTTACCAGATGCGTCGATGCGCATGCGTTCAGTAGAGCCAGTGTTGAACGCAAGGATTGTGTCGATACCCCACATACCCGCGCCGGTAACAGTGCCGCCCGCGTTTACTCGGAAGTTACCTGACCGAGTAGTGCCGGTTACATCCAGCGGCGTTCCGGGCAAAGAGGTGCCAATACCGACATTACCCGCGCTATCGATGCGCATGCGCTCTGTCGTGCCGGTAAGAAAGGTAAAGCCGCCATTATTGTTCCCGGTAGATGACAATTGCACGATGTTGCCCACAGCATCCGCAGATATACTCAGCCCGTGCGTGTCTGTCCCAGCGACATTGATAGATTGGATGACCGCAATCTCAGCCATAGTGTCACTGGCTGGGCCGCGAACTTGGAACTGCGCGGCGGGGTCCACATTTATCCCAACGCGCCCATTGCTACGGATGCGCATCCGCTCGGTGCCAGCGGTACTAATCGCGATGGTGTCGGCGGCTGGGGAAAAGATCCCCGTGTTCGTGTCGCCGGTGAAGGTGAAGCTGGGCGTGCCAACGGCTCCTAGGCCAACCGCTACACTGGTGGCGCTGGCAGCGCCAAGAATAGGAGTGACGAGGGTGGGTGACGTGGACAGGACTACACTGCCCGTACCAGTCGAGGAAGTCACGCCAGTGCCGCCTTGACCGACAGACAGTGGCGTCGTGAGGCCCGTGAGCGAGGTAATGTCGGAGTTTGCACCGGACTTTGCCGCAGAAAGAGCGACGCGCCCATCAGCCGCAGTCACAGCTGTGAACACGCCGATACCAACCGACGTTCCACCAAGGTTAATACGGGCCCCGGATTCTGTCGTTGCGCCAGTGCCGCCCTGCGCAACCGTCAATGGGAACGCGAATGACGAGGTGTCTGCGTCAATGATGTCGGTGCCATTGCAATAATAAATACCGCGAGAGCCCTGCGGAATAACCACGCCGACCTGTCCAGCGACCTTTACGGTCAGGCTAAATGCCCCCGATGTGTCGTTGGAAATCCAGTACTGCTGGATAGTCGCCGGGATTAAAACCTGCATATTTGCAGTAAGCGTGCCGCCGAAGCTATAAGCGATCCGGTTAAGGTTTGCACCAGACAAGGTGTATGGCGATGTTACTGGCGACGAAAGATCAATCGATACGTAATCGAATGCAAAGGCGACCGATTGCCCAAAGCCAATCGTAAAGAAGGAGGCCCCATCGCAAATGATAATCGCGCTGTCGCCCGGATTAAAAGTTAGACTTGGCGTTCCATTGATCAGCTCACTTCCGGTTGGCGTGAGAGTTATAGCCCCGGTGCCTCCATTCCGAATATGGCAGAACCAGTCATTCCCCACTGTGCCAGAGCTTGGAAGGGTCAGCGCTCCAGCGCCGCCGGTCCATACGAATGCTTCTGAGCGATCAGCATCGCCAATAGCATAGTTGGAGTTTAGCGTCGTGACGCTCATTGACTGATTGAGCGTGGTGCTAATGGCCTTGATGCCAGCACCGACCAAGGAGCCCGCAGTCGCGGAGGACGTGCCGGCGGCATATTGCGTCGAGCGCCATGCGCCATTTACCGTGGAGTTGCCAATCAGATAGACCTGATACGAAAGGCCCGGAGCGATAGCGACAATCGTGTTCCCGCCATTATCCTTAACCGTGAAGGTAAAAGCGCCGGGATTAAAAAACAAAGTTGTCTCTCCGACCGAAGCCTCATTAGCAGGAGGCATGATGATGCTTAGAGATCCAGCGGACGGCGTAACGTCCATGATCTGCGCGACAACATTACCACTTGTCGCGGTCTCAACGGGCCAAGACAGTGTCTGGTTTGCGGACAGGGCAACAGCCCGGTAGCTTACGCCCGATGGGTAAATCGTTGTGCCGCCAAAAACCTCAGTGAACGTCATGATTAATCTTCCCTGCGAGTAATGCCACGATCCACAATCTGACGCATATCCTCGCCATTGAGGGCCGCGAGAGCGCGGTTATAGAAACTTTCCCAGACCGGGATGCGCTCATCGTTCTTCAGGAACGGCGTTGCCTCAAGGAGCGAGGCGTAGAGCAAGATGTTCGGCGCAAACTCGGTGAACCAGTTGGTCTGGGTGGTATCGTCCAGAAGCGGCGGAAGCTCGTAATAGAGAACCTCATACGGGGATGCTGCGCTTGGCGTCGGCGTGATCAACCAGTGGTTGTAATCATAATCCGCGTAGAATCTTGGGGTTCCGGTAACGGTCGGATTCGGATTGTACAGCCGGAGATACTCATACGACCGAGGGAAGATCTCCACCCGCGTGTCGTTGCCAGTGCCCGTGCCCACGAACATGCTGACGGTTTCGCGCCACCGATCCGGCTTGGCGTAAACAGAGTCGCCAATGACGAATGTGGAGTTCACGACATTGATCGTGCCCTGAACCTTAAGCTCACGGGCCAGCCTGCGCTCGGCCATATTGATAAGCTGCGGGAGCTGCTCATATACCGTAGGATCGGTCGCCAACGTAGCTCCGCGCTCAAGGTAAGCCCTGAGGTCGTTGAGCAAACTGTTATACGTCATTGCGGTTGGCATAGTCTGAATCCTATAGCATTTCCTCGGGCTTCACAACTTTGATCTACAGATATTCAGCGAGTGCAGTTGCAATGCCAGCGACAACAACAAGCGCCGTTGCGGCCTTGCTCTTTTTGCCAAACTTCTTAGGGGCCTCACCGTCCATCGGCAGGATCTTTTCCGCAGCCTTGTTGAGGATCGCCTTCTCGGCTTTCTTCTTGAGCAGTTTCTTCAGGTTCATAACAACCTCCTTTATAGCCAGCCTGCGTATTTTTTGGTCTTCAGCTTGCGGTCGTCGAGGCCATGCGTGCCGCCGTTGATCCGCTTCGTCAGCGCGAGGATCGCGCCATCGCCGACGCCTTGGTCGCAAATACCCCAGAGCTTGTTGTGATCAAAAAACCACAGTGCGCTTTCAAAGCCAAGCTCATTGGCGACGATGTCCGGGTTGTCCAGAACCTCTTGTTCGCGCCCGATGTAGATGCCGAACGCACGATAATTGTTTTTGCCCGTAAGCTGCAGAGGCCCGCGTCCACGATATTTCCACCCGTCGCCACTGCCTTCAGGACCATTGCCCATGCGGTTAGCGTACACGCGGTTTGCGATTTTCATCGGCTGCCGGGCGTAGGCGTTGGCCAGAGCTTCAGTCGGGAAATACTTGCCAAAGATCCCGCGCAGGCCCTTCGCGCTGTAGTTCAAGTTTTCGCTGAACGCCTTGAAGTTGCCCGATTCATGCGCCGTTTGAGCAAAGAAATGCGCAGCCCGATTAGGTGATAGCTTATAGAAAGCCGCAGCCGCCTTAAGTGTTCCCGGACCGAACGCACCATCTGCGGCTACTCCAATCTTCTTCTGTAGGTTTACGAGGCTCATCGTCCAGCACTCCGCCAATCAGGGAAATCATTTTCGTCGACTACGCCGTCGCCATTGGCATCGTAGCGCAGGTCGTTGCGGTACTTCTCCCACGGTTCCATCTCGTCATCATAGTCCGCTTCAGGGGTACTGGCGGATACGGTTTCGACAGTGGCTGCCGGCGGAGGATCGCGCTCCGGCTCGGGCTCGACAGGCTCCGGCTCAGGCTCTGCCTTGTCACGCGCATTGGCGTTGAGGCTCAGACCACCCAGAAGGCCGACAAAGGCACCGATGATCGTCTGGAAGGCGGGGTTGACCACCTCAAGAATGGCTGCGCTGTCGATGACATCATTTGGCACGAACAGGCCCACAACGAGCGCCAGCACCACAACTAGAATGACAGCGGCTAGAGTGACAATGGCAACACGGACCACGAACTCGACGGTGTCATTGACGCCCTCTTGCTTGCTTTCAAAGCCACTAAGAAAACTCATTGCTTATCCTCTTCCTCTTCCTTCGGT